TGTGAAGATACAACACCGCATCAGGTCTAGTACATCGCAAAGCCTATGGTGAGCTAATCCTTGCCTTTAGTATTTTTGCCAAAGATAAGCCTGACGCGGTGTTGTATCTTCACACTGACTCATTCGGTTTATCAGGTGGTTGGAACTTGCTAAACATTCTTGCATCGCTAGGCGTAAAAAAAGAACAAGTAATCTTTCCAAACCCACAAGACTACCGATTCGGTTTAGCTCAGTCAGACCTTGCTGCTCTTTATACAAGGATGGATGTTTTGCTAGCACCTAGCCTTGGTGAAGGCTTTGGCGTTCCATCAGTTGAAGCTCAAGCCTGTGGGACAAGAGTAATTGGCTCTAACTGGGCAGCCACTCCAGACCTAGTAAGCGAAGACTCCTGGCTAACAGAAGGACAGCTAACCTGGGATGCTGGGCAAGACTCTTGGTGGATGACACCTAATGTATCTAGCTTGGTCAATGCCCTTGAGGAATCTTACAAAGCAGAGCGTGGTCCATCACAGGTAGCTATTGACTTTGCTAGTCAGTTTGAAGTTGAAAAAGTATGGACAGAACACTGGCTACCAATTCTTAGGAAACTATTGTGATTGCTTGGGTATCACACCACCTACCGATTGACGGAAAATTAATCGGTGGCGCTGAAATGAGCGATGACACAATGCTCAAAGACCCACCAGTAAAAGTAGATGTCATTACTCCTGACAACTGGGAACAAGCGATGTCCTATGACGAGGTGATAATTACTGGAACAGACCTACTTTCGCCTTACGCTATGAATCAGTTAGCCAAAAAGAAGCCTGTGGTTGCTATCCATCACTTACAGACTCACAGTGCCGAAAGAGCTTTCCTAATCAATTCAGCTAAGGTTTTTATTGCTCAAACACCAAGACACCTAGAGCTAGAGCTAACCTGGACCTCACCAAGTAGAAGTGCTTGGATACTGTCATCGCTTGACACAAGTGAGATGAGCGTAAAGCCTAAAGAAGACTTTGCTTTATGGGCTGCAAGGATGCACCCACAGAAAGGTCCAGTTGAAGCTCAAGCTTGGGCAGACGAACGAGGCATACCGTTAGTTATGATGACTGACAAACCAAGGTCTGAGGTTCTTGAAACCATGAGCAGGGCTAAATACTTTGTTCTGTTGCCAAATGGCTTTGACGGCGAACCAAGGGCAATTATCGAGGCTGTGATTTCAGGCTGTGAGGTACACACCAACGACCTAGCGGGCATTACTTCGGTTCCAAACTGGCGTGACCCAGATACGCTGGCCGAGCTTGTCACTAACGCTAAGGATTTGTTTTGGCAGACAGCTCTCGGCTAACTATCGGTGTTGGCGTAAGCCTTTTTGGTACTGCCTACAACGAGTTTATGCCTCAGTGGTGGGAAGGTGTCAAAAGCCTAAATAGGCAACCAGACGCAATCATTATTTGTCACGATAGCCAGAACAAAGACTATGTTCAATCGCTGATACCTGAGAGCCATAATTCGGTCACACGCACAATCGAGATGGAAGGCGAGTTTGCTGACTTTATGCTTGCTATCCAGTCCAAGCAGACTACCGACTGGATTTCAGTTTGTAATGTTGACGACTACTATCTGCCTGGAGCATTTGATGAAATAGAGCAAGCAGACGCAGAGGGTTGTGACATTTACATTGACAAACTACAAATCAAGCACAATGGCTCAATTATGGAAGGTCGCTGGATACCTGAAAAGCTACCCTACGAGATGACCTGCCCTGGTGCTGCACCTATCAAGCGAGAGCTGTTTGAGCGCACAGGTGGACACACGAAGGGGGCTATCTATGATGACTGGGAGCTTTACATTAGGTGTGTCGCGGCAGGGGCTAAACCCTTTCACGCTTCGACTATTAGAATTGTCCATGACTTAGGTTATGGCAGGGTCACTATGAGTGGCGTTGGTAGGCCAGCATCAAACGACCAAATAGGTTTTGCACACATCGCTAAAGTTAGAGAAGAACTCGGCTTTTAGAGCGTACCTAACAAGCAGTAGAATAGGAACATTATGGCAATTACCAATGGCTACGCTACACTTTCTGATGTAAAAGCAGCACTACGCATAACAGATAACATTGACGACTCAATGCTGGAAACCGCTATTGAGTCTGCCTCTCGAATGATTGACGGCTACACAGCCCGCACCTTTTCTAATGCTGGAACTGCTGTCAGAAACTATGCCGCTACTGATGCCATCAATCTAATTATTGATGACGCTATTTCGGTTTCTCAAGTTGCCTCTACTGATGAGGTTGGCGACACCTATGTAATCTGGGAAGCAAACGACTACCAGCTTGAACCACTAAACAGTCGCTCTGACGGACTTTACATGCCATACACAGGTATTAGAGCTGTAAACACTTATACCTGGCCCGTTGTTGACCAGCAGGCACTTTGCCGTATTACTGGTGTCTGGGGTTGGGCTTCGGTTCCAGTCGCAATCAAGCAGGCGACAATCATTCAATCATCAAGGCTTTTCAAGCGTCTTGACTCACCTTTGGGTGTAGCTGGATTCGGTGACTTAGGCGCTATTCGCGTTGGCCGTTACCTTGACCCAGATGTTGAACAACTAGCCATGCCATTTAGAATTATGAGAAACTTCGGCTAATGAGCATTAGTCAGATTAGGACTGCCCTAGCTACAAACCTTGCCACAATCCCAGGGCTTAGAACAGCGGCTGAAATCCCTGACCTACCCAACCCGCCTATCGCTGTTGTCAGCCTAGATTCGGTCACATACGACCAAGCTTTTGCAAAAGGATTGACCAACTACAATTTCACAGTCACTGTCATTGTCGGTAGGTCTGCTGAAAGAGAGGCTCAGCGCAAGCTTGATGCCTACATCTCACCAGGAACAAATAGTGTCAAAAATGCGATAGAATCAAACAAGACTCTTGGTGGATATGCCTACGACTGCCGAGTCGTGTCTATGAACTCAGTTGGTTCATTGACAATCAGTGATACAACATACCTGGCTGCTGACTTTTCGGTCACAGTCATAGCAAACTAGGAGAAATAAATTGGCAAAATTTTACGCACAAGACTACAAGGTCACAGTTGGAACTGCTGTTCTAAGCACTTCAATCGCATCTGTAACTTTGGACATTACCTCAGATGAGGTTGAAACCACATCTTTCGGTTCAAGCTACCGCTCAAGAATTGGTGGACTAAAGGATGCTTCTGTATCTCTTGACTTCCACCAGGACTTCGGAGCTGGCGCTGTTGACGCTCTACTATTCCCACTTATGGGTGAAATCGTAGCTGTCAAGATTGCACCTACCTCTGGAACAGTAACTGCAACCAACCCTGAGTACCGCTTCAACGCGCTAGTTACCCAGTACCAGCCCTTCGCTGGAGCTGTTGGCGACCTAGCTACCCTTTCGGTCACTTGGCCAGTATCGGGTGAAGTTGTCAGAGGAACTGCACCAGCCGCATAGTTCTGCTAGGCTAGTCGTATGAAACTAAACCTACAAATAAAGTTCACCGACAAACCAGACGAGTCCAAGCTTGTTGTTTGCAACCCATCAGACATGATTAAGTTGGAAACAAAGTTTGACATCTCGATTGCAAGCCTTGAATCAAACATCAAGGTTACTCACTTGCTTTTCCTAGCTTGGGCAAGTGAAACAAGAACTAAAGCGACTACTGCTTCATTTGAAGAATGGGTGGACACCATTGATTCCATCAGTCCAGCAGATGAACAAAAAAAATAGTCGGGCTTGGTGACTCATCAGCTCACTGGTACATTGCAACATTAGCTTGCGAAACTGGGATTAGTCCCAGAGAGCTAATGGAGCTAGACGATAGGATGCTCTGGACAATAGGCAGATATCTTATCTACAAGGCTCAGCACCAAGCACCTCGAATTTGAGAGGGCATCCTTCGGGATGTCCTCTCTTTTTTTGCTTCGGTAGAATAGATAGAGATAGGTGGTCTAAAACATTGAAGCTTTATACAAGTGGGCAAAATACAATCCAGGTAAGCGCCACAGACTACAAATTGGTTATCAGAGAACTAAACAAGATTGACAAAACCCTCTCTTTACAACTGAAAAAAGAATACCGAAAAATCGCTACTGCTGGACAAACTTCGGTCAAAAAAGAAATTCAGACAATGGGTAAAAAGGGTCCTTTTGCTGGTTCGACTAGAAAGTCAACTGGAAAGCCTGCTAACGGTATGGCCCATGGTGGTAGAACTGGTTGGGGAACTGACTACGGCTCTGCTGGTGGACCGCTGGGTGACAAGAAAAGGTATCCCTACGATTCGGTCCTAATTGAAACCTACACAAGAGCGCAGAAAAAGGGAACAGGTATTGCTCGATTGCGAGTCAGGTCTGCTGCAACTGTAATTACAGACTTGGCAAGAAGTTTCCGCGGAAGTGGCAAAACTAGGGCCTATCCAATTCGGTTGTTTGGTGGTCCTGTAATTATGCGTTCTCACACTAAAACATGGAAAGGTGTGGCTTACTTCATTAGGGGACTTGGTGCAATCTCTAAATCAAGCCTCAAGGGTAAGTCAAGAAATGTTTACCCTGGTTTCGATAAGTCCTATCCTGCAATGAGAAAAGAAACAAAGCTAGTGATTGAAAAAACTGTCAGAATAGTAAAAGCAAACATTGATAGGAACTCTAAATGAGCAACATGTTCTTGAACATCGTCAGCACCTTCAAGGGCGATGGTATAAAACAAGCCACTAACGACCTTGGTGCTTTTGGCGGCAAGCTGGGCGGATTAGGCTCTGTTCTTGGAACTGTTGGTAAGGCTTTGGCTGGTTTTGCTATCGTATCCAAATCTATTGAATTTGGTAAAGAGTCAATTACAGCGGCAAGGGACTTAGAGCGAAACCTATTTGGTTTGGAAGCCGTTTTTGGCGAAATAACGCCACAGATGGAGCAGTTCACAAAAAACGCTGAGGATATGGGTCTTAGCCAATCTAAGGCAGCCCAAGCCTCTACCTTTATTGGTTCGGTTCTAAAGCAATCTGGTTTTGCCCTGCACGATGTGGGAATTGAAACTCAAAAGCTTGTAAGCGCAGCTACTGACCTTTCCATCGTTTATGGCTACGATGTGCAAGAAGCCTTGCTAGGTATGACCGCCTTGTTCCGAGGTGAGTACGACCCGATTGAAAAATTCGGTGTCGCTATGAAGCAAAGCGAAGTTAACGCTCGGCTTGCGGGTGACGAATTTAAGAACCTTACAGGCGGTCAAAGACGATTTGCAGAACAACAAGTTCGTCTTCAGTTATTTACTGAAAGGTCGGCAGACTCTTTAGGG